GTTTCCGTGGAAACAGGCAATCGGCTTCGGCATCGGGATCTTGCGTCTTGCGCCGGAGCAATTCTGGCGCATGACGCCGCGCGAGCTTGCCTATGCGATCGAGGCGGCGACCGGGCGCACAGCACCCATCGACCGCGCCGCGCTGACACGACTGATGGAGCGATATCCCGATGGCCGATAGTACATTCGATGCAAGCGACACGATCGCGTCGGGCAACGATCTGTCCGCGTTGCTCGGCGGGCTCCAGGCCAACACCAATAATCTCGCCTCGAGCGCCAACAGCTTCGCCAATGCGATGACGAAGGCGTTCACGCAGGCGACAGCCGGCGGCAAGCAGTTCGACACGGTGCTGCAATCGCTGGCGCTGCGCGTTTCAGGGCTCGCGGTGGCGCAGGCGTTCAAGCCGGTGGCCGCGGGGTTGACCAGCGCGCTGACCGGCGGGCTCAACCAGTTGCTCGGCGGTCTGCTCGGCACCAATGCGGCTTCGCTGACGTTCGCAACCGGCGGCATCAAGCCTTTTGCCGCGGGTGGGGTGGTCGGCACGCCGTCTTATTTCCCGCTCAGCACCGGCGGGATCGGTCTTGCCGGCGAGGCGGGGCCGGAAGCGATCATGCCGTTAACGCGCGGGTCCGACGGCCGTCTCGGCGTCGCCATGAGCGGGGCTTCGCAAGCCGGCAACATCAGCGTGCAGATCGTGTCTCCCGATCCGGGCAGCTTCCGCCGGTCCGAGGCCTACATCACCGGGCAGATCGCGCGCGCGGTCGCGCGCGGGCAACGCAGTTTTTAATTGCCGTGTCCCGGGCGCAGCGCAGCATGAGCGCCAGCGAATGGTGCGCTGCAGGCCCGGGATCGTCGAGATTCGGCATGCGAAACGGTCCCGGTTCTGCGGTGCACCGCTTCGCAAGGGCTTCGCGCTGCACCGCGTCCGGGACATGAGAGCAAAATTATGACTGCCTTCCACGAGATTCTGTTTCCGCTCGACATCGCGCTCAAAAGCGCGGGCGGGCCGCAGCGCCGCACCGACGTGGTGGTGCTCGGCTCCGGCGCCGAGGAGCGCAATGCGCGCTGGGCCAATTCCCGCCGCCGCTATGACGCCGGTTACGGCGTGAAAACGTTCGAGGCTTTATCGGACGTGATCGCGTTCTTCGAGGAGCGGCGCGGAAGACTTTACGGCTTCCGCTGGCGCGACCGGCTCGATCATTCCTCGGCGGCGCCGGATGCCGCGGTCGCCGCGACCGACCAGGCGATCGGCACCGGCGACGGGACGACCGCCACATTCGCGCTGAGCAAGACTTACGGTTCGCTCTATTCGCCCTATCAGCGGCCGATCGCCAAGCCGGTCGCCGGCAGCGTGCGCGTCGCGGTCGCCGGCACCGAGATGGCCGAGGGCGCCGATTTTTCCGTCGATACGACGGCCGGAACGGTGACGTTTCTGGCCGGGCATATTCCGGCGGTCGGCGCGGCGATCACCGGCGGCTTCCTGTTCGACGTGCCGGTGCGCTTCGATACCGATTACCTCGAGGTGGACATGTCGGCCTTCGCTGCCGGCGCGATCCCGAAAATTCCGCTGGTCGAGATCAAGCCATGAGGACGATTCCGCCCGCTTTGCAAACCAAGCTCGACAGCGGCGTCACGACACTGTGCCGCTGCTGGATCGTGACGCGCAACGACGGCACAGTGCAGGGCTTTACCGATCACGATGAAGACGTGGCGCTCGACAGCGTCATCTGCCTTGCCGGAAGCGGGCTGACCGGCTCCGAGGCGACGCAGAAACTCGGGCTATCGGTCGACAGCTCGGAAATGTCCGGCGCGCTTAACGCCGATACGCTCAACGAGGATGATCTTGCCGCGGGCCGCTATGACGCAGCCGGCGTCGAGATCTGGCTGGTCGACTGGAGCGAGCCGGCGCTGCGCGTGCTGCTTGCCAAGGGAACGCTGGGCGAGGTCAAGCGCGAGGGGACGGCGTTTACGGCCGAGGTGCGCGGCTTGAGCCAGCGGCTCGCCGAGGATTCAGGACGGCTCTACACCGCGACGTGCGGCGCCGACCTCGGCGACGGCCGCTGCGCGGTCGATCTGACGAACGCAGCTTTTCGCGGCAGCGGAACCGTCCTGGCGCTCAACGCAACGTCGAGTTTCAGCGCCGGCGGGCTCGACGGTTTCGACGACGGCTGGTTCACCGCGGGAAAGTTGTCGTTTACCACCGGCGCCAATTCCGGTCTCGCGGTGGAGGTGAAAAGCCACGGCAAGGCCGCGGACGTGACGATCGCACTGTGGCAAGCGATGCCGCAGCCGATCGCGCCGGGCGACGAATTCACCGTCACGGCCGGCTGCGACAAGCGTTTTGCCACCTGCCACGACCGCTTCAACAACGTCGCCAATTTCCGCGGCTTCCCGCACATCCCGGGAAACGACTTCGTCGTGCGCTATCCGGTTGCCGGTGAGCCGGGGAACGACGGCTCGAGTTTGCAGAGCTGACAATGGCCCTCTCACGTCATGACATCGTCGCGGAAACGCGCGGCTGGATCGGCACGCCTTACCGGCATCAGGCCTCGCTCAAGGGCGTCGGCTGCGATTGCCTCGGGCTGGTGCGCGGCGTCTGGCGCGGCGTGATCGGGCAGGAGCCCGAGCGCGCGCCGCCTTATGCGCCCGACTGGGCGGAGGCTGCTTCCGGCGAGCCGCTGGCGGGTGCCGCCGGACGCCACCTCGTTGCGATCGCGCGCGAGGCTTTCCACGAGGGCGACGTGCTGCTGTTCCGCTGGCGCGCCAACCTGCCGGCCAAGCACGCGGCGATCGTCACCTCCGCTACGACGATAGTGCACGCGCATGACGGCGCCGCCGTCGCCGAGGTCGCGCTGGCGCCGTGGTGGCGTCGGCGGCTTGCCTATGCGTTTCGTTTTCCCGGAGTGATCGACTGATGGCGGCGCTTGCTTTATCCGTTGCCGGCGCGGCGCTCGGCGGCTCGGTCTTCGGTCCCATCGGCGCCATTGCCGGGCGGCTTGCCGGCGCGCTCGCCGGCAACGCCGTCGACCAGACGCTGTTCACGTCCAATCGGAACCTGGCTTTTGAGGGCCCGCGTCTTGCCGACCTTTCGGTCATGGCCTCAACCGAGGGCGCGCCGATCCCGCGCGCCTATGGCCGTTCGCGGCTCTCGGGCGAGGTGATCTGGGCGACCAATCTCGAGGAGGTGGTGAGCACCTCAAGCCAAAGCAGCGGCGGAGGCGGTGGCGGCAAGGGCATGGGCGGCCCGACGGTGACCACCACGACGACCACCTATTCCTATTTCGCCAACCTGGCGGTCGGCCTGTGCGAAGGCCCGATCGGCGCGGTGATGCGCGTCTGGGCCGACGGCAAGCCGCTCGACCTTTCCGGCCTGACCGTGCGTACCTATACCGGGAACGAGACGCAGACGCCCGATCCGCTCATCGTCGCCAAGGAAGGGCAATCGCCGGCTTACCGCGGTCTCGCCTACGTTGTTTTCGAGCGGCTGCCGCTCGTCAATTTCGGCAACCGCATTCCCCAGCTCTCGTTTGAGGTGATGCGCCCGGTCGGCCGGCTCGAGCAGATGACGCGCGCGGTGACGTTGATCCCCGGCGCGACCGAGTTCGGTTACGAGCCGGCGACCGTCGTGCAGCAGCTTGGGCCCGGTCAGTCGGCGCCGGAGAACCGGCACGTGACTTACGCCGCATCGGATGTGGTGGCCTCGCTCGACGACTTGCAGGCGGCGGCGCCGAATATCGAGCGCGTCGCCATTGTTGTTGCCTGGTTCGGCAGCGATTTGCGCGCGGAGGAATGCCGCATCGTTCCCAAGATCGATAACGCGCTCAAATCGACCTACGGCGCGACGTGGGGCGTGGCCGGCTTGACGAGGGGGAGCGCGCAACTCGTCTCCACGGTCGACGGCCGGCCCGCGTTCGGCGGCACGCCGTCCGATCAGAGCGTTCTCGACCTGATCGCGGAATTAAAGACGCGCGGGCTCAAGGTCACGCTCTATCCGTTTCTGATGATGGATATTCCGGCGGGCAATACGCTCACCGATCCGTGGAGCGGCGGCGCCTCGCAGCCGGTCTATCCGTGGCGCGGACGCATCACGTGCGACCCCGCGCCGGGGTTGACCGGCTCGCCGGACGGCACCAGCACGGCTGCGGCGCAGATCGATGCTTTTTTCAGCGGCGGCAGCGATGGCTGGAATTACCGCAACATGGTGATGCACTACGCTTCGCTTGCGGCGAGCGCCGGCGGCGTCGATGCCTTTCTTATCGGTTCGGAACTCAAATCGCTGACGCGCGTGCGTTCCACATCCGGCGTCTATCCGGCGGTCGCCGCTCTGGCGAGCCTTGCCGCTGACGTCAAAGCGGTCGTCGGCAGCGGCACCACCGTCACTTACGGCGCCGACTGGACCGAGTACGGCGCGCATGTGGTCGATTCTGGCGCAAATGAAGTGCGCTTCCCGCTCGATCCGCTGTGGGCATCTCCCGCAATCGACGCAATCGGCATCGACTATTACGCACCGCTTTCCGATTGGCGCGATGACGGCAACCAGCTCGACCTTTCGCTCACCGATACGCCGTATCGCAGCAGCTACCTTTCCGGCTATCTCGCCGGCGGCGAAGCCTATGACTGGTATTACGCAGACGACGCGGCGCGCGATGCGCAGAGCCGCGCCCCGATCACCGACGGGTTGGGCAAGCCCTGGATTTTTCGGCAAAAGGACATCTGGAATTTCTGGTCGCAGCCGCATTATGAGCGCGTCGGCGGCGTCGAAGTGGGCAGTCCGACCGCATGGGTGCCGCAGGGCAAACCGGTCTGGTTCACCGAAATTGGCTGCCCGGCGGTGGACAAGGGCGCCAACGAGCCGAGCTCATTTCCCGATCCGAAGTCGTCGGAAAATACGCTGCCGTATTATTCGAGCGGCAAGCGCGACGACCTGATCCAGCGCCGCTATCTCGAAGCGGTGCTCGGCGCATTCGATCCGGCTTTCGGCGCCGCCGCGCTCAATCCGCTGTCCACGGTCTACGGCGGCCGCATGATCGATGCGTCCGCCATTCATATGTGGACCTGGGACGCGCGGCCATACCCGACATTTCCGGCGGCGACCGACGCCTGGAGCGACGCTCCGAACTGGGAAACGGGGCATTGGCTCACTGGCCGCCTCGGCTCGACGCCGCTGGACGGGCTGGTGAGCGCGATGCTCTCCGATTGCGGCGTGACCGACGTCGACAGCAGCGCGCTGGGCGAGGGGCCGGACGGCTATGTCGTCGACCGGCCGATGGCGCCGCGCGCCATGCTCGACCCATTGGCACTGACCTTTGCCTTCGATGCGACCGAGCAGGACGGCACCTTGCGCTTTTGCCAGCGCGGCGGCGCGCCGGTCGCTGAAATCGCCGAAGACGGGCTGGTGCTGGCCGACGACGCGGCACCCGCGCGGATGACGCGCACGCAGGAAACCGATCTGCCGCGCGAAGTCTCGCTCGGCTACACCGACATCGGTTCCGACTATCAGCGGGCGGCGGCGAGTTCGCGCCGTCTCGTCGGCGGCTCGACCCGCGCCTCGCATGCCGACGTCGCCATGGTGACCAACGACACCGAAGCCGAGCGGCGCGCCGAGATCTGGTTGCAGGATCTATGGGCCGGTCGCGAAGCGGCCGAGTTCGCGTTGCCGCCGAGCCGGCTGTCGCTCGCGCTCGGCGACGTTGTGGGGCTGACCGTCAACGGCAGGCGGCGGCTTGTCGAATTGCAGCAGGTCGTGGACACCGAAAGCCGCGCGGTGAGCGCGCAATCGATCGATCCGGAGGTCTTCGATCTCGCGCTCTCGCCGCCGCGGCGGCGCGCCCCGGCGGTGCCGCCGGCGGTTGCCCCGGTGCACGCGCTGGTGCTCGACCTGCCGACGCTCGACGACGAGCAGCCGCCGGTCCTGGCGCGGCTCGCCGTTTTCGCCGAACCCTGGCCAGGTCCGGAAACGATCTGGGCTTCGACCGACGGGCTGAGCTACGGCCCCGCGGCGACGGCGCAGGCCCCGTCGACTGTCGGCGAAACGCTTGACGATCTGCCTGCAGGCCCGACGGCGCGCTGGCAGAACGCGACGATGCGCGTGCTGCTTTACGGTGGCGCCCTGGCGTCGGTTTCCGACAGCGCCTTGTTTGCCGGCGCCAATGCGGCGGCTGTGCAGCGCGCCGACGGCGCCTGGGAGATCGTTCAATTCGCCAACGCGGAACTCGTCGCCGAGAACACGTATGCACTGTCGCGGTTTTTGCGCGGGCAGGCGGGCAGCGAATGGGCGATGGGGAGCCCGCTTGTGGCCGGCGCTCCCTTCGTGCTGCTCGACCAGAATGTGACTGCGATCGCCAGCGGGCTCGACGCGCTCGAGCGGACGTTGCAGTTGCGCGTCGTTGCAAGCGGCCGCGATCACGGCGATCCGACGGCGCTGGCGCTTGCAGCGACGCCGCAGACGACCGCGCTGCGGCCGCTGACGCCGGTGCATCTCAGGGCGGTGCGCGACGGCAGCGGCGTGACGTTCAGCTGGATCCGCCGCGCGCGTTTCGACGGCGATAGCTGGGTCGGCGAAGTGCCGCTCTGCGAAGTGAGCGAAGAGTACAACGTCGACATTCTCTCCGGCTCGACCGTGCTGCGCACGCTCGATACCACGGTTCCGTCTGCGTTTTATGCCGCCGCAGACGAGATTGCCGATTTCGGCAGCCCGCAGACGAGCTTGACGGTTGCTGTCACGCAACTATCGGCGACCGTCGGCCGCGGATTTGCGGCGGAACAGACCTTCAATTTCTGAGCCATCATGACCGACACACCCCGACTTTTACTGCCGGTGATCGAAGCCGCGCAGGCGCAAAAACACGTTACCCATAACGAAGCGCTGGTGTTGCTCGATGCGCTGACCCAGCTCACCGTCGAGAGCCGCTCGCTGACTGCGCCGCCAGGCGCGCCGGCGGAGGGCGCCTGCTATATCCCGGCAACGGGCGCGACTGGCGCCTGGAGCGGGTGGGACGGACAGATCGCCGTCAACAATGGCGGCTGGTTCGTGATCGCGCCGATCCCCGGTCTCAAGGCCTGGGTGCGCGACGAGCGGCTGACGCTGACCTACGAAGACAGCGTCTGGCGCGACGGCATCGCGCTCACCTCGCATGGCGGGCGCGTCACGCTGCGCGCGAAGGAAGAAGAGCTAACGCTTACCGGCAGCTATGTCGAGACGGCGGACGCAGCCTTCATTCCCGACCGCGCCATCGTGCTCGGCCTGTCCTCGCGCACCACATTGGCGATCACCGGAGCGACGTCTTACAGCGTCGGCACCGCCGCGAACGCCACGCAATTCGGCAACCTGCTGAGCACCGCGTTGGGTGCGACCAATATCGGCGTGATCGGCCCGGCCGGCTTTTACGCCAACACCAAGGCGCGCGTGACCGCCAATGGCGGGAACTTCACCGCCGGCAAAGTGCGCCTTGTTTGCTACTTCCTCGAAATGACCGCGCCAACCGCCTAACAGCGAGACAAACATGCAGCCCGTTATCGAAACCGAACCGATCGAAGAAACAAGCGGCGACGACTGGATCTGGCCGCTCGCGCTGACCGATGACAACGACGCGCCGGTCGACCTGACCGGCTGCACCTTCGACGGCGCGGCAATCAAGTGGCGCGGTGGTGAATTGCCGCTCACCTGCGCCAACGGCCGCCTCACGGTCGATGCGGCGACCGGCAGCATCACCGTTACCGTCGCCCGCGCCGACAATGCGATTGTGCCCGACGGTCAGCGTTCGCGCGCCGTGTTGCCGATCGTCGACACGCTCAACCGCAAATCCACGCTTCTCATCATTCCAATCCGGGTAATCGCGCCATGACGCAGGAAATCAGAACCATCCGCATCGCGACGCAAGGGCCGGCGGGACCCGCCGGCTCGGTGTTCAGCGTCGCGTCGCAGGCGGCGATGCTTGCCCTGACGGCGCGGCAGGGCGACGTCGCGGTGCGCACCGACATCAATACGAGCTTCGTTCTGGCAACGTCCGATCCGACGCAGCTTGCGAACTGGACGGAGCTGCTTTCGCCCGGCGGCGGTGGGGGTGGAGGTGACGGCGCGGTCTCCTCGGTCGCCGGCCGCACCGGCGCGGTGACGCTCAACGCCGGCGATATTTCGGGCCTGGCAGCGTCGGCAACGACCGATACGACGAATGCCGGCAACATCGCTTCGGGCACGCTCAGCAACGCGCGTCTGTCCGGCGTTGCCTTGACGGCCAGCAATCTGTCCGATCTTGCGAGCGCGGCAACCGCGCGCGGCAACCTCGGCCTCGGCGCGCTGGCGACCCTCGGCGTCGGCTCCGGCCTGAGCAGCAACGGCACGACGCTTTCGGCAACGGGGGGCGGTGGAGCGGTCAGCTCCGTCGCCGGGCGCACCGGAGCGGTGACGCTCGCGGCCGGCGATATTTCGGGGCTCGCGAGTGTCGCAACCTCGGGCGCCTATGGCGATCTCTCCGGCAAGCCGTCGCTCGCCGCCGTTGCTACATCGGGCGCGTATACCGATCTTACCGGCAAGCCGTCGCTCGCGGCCGTTGCGACCTCTGGCGCTTACGCCGATGTGTCCGGCACGCCGGCCGCCGCGGTGCCGCTCACCGGCGGCACGATGACCGGAAAGCTGGCGGTGACGCTTGGCGCAGCCAATACCTCGGCTATTGCCACCTCCGGCGGCTCAAATAGCGGCAGCGATGCAACGTCAGCCGTCAGTCATTCGTGGACGCTCAATACCACGGGATCGCCTGACGTGTTTGCCCTACGCGTGACGGACACGGCGCGCGGATCGGGCACAAAATTATTCAACATTTATGCAGGCGCCGCGGGCGCGAGCAGCGTGTTCAGCATCGATCGCAACGGCTCCATTTCGTGCGGGTCGATTGTGTCCGGCAATCTCGGATTTGCGGCCGTTTCGGCAATCTCCTGGTCGGGCCGGGGAGTTCTGTCGTCTCCTGCGGCCGGGATCATTCAAATCGGCGCCGCCGATGCGGCAAGTCCGGTCAGCCAGATCGTCGTGTCGCAAGGCTCGCGCGCCGGCACCGACAGCAACGTGGCGGGCGGCGACCTCACTGTGCAGGCGGGCGCCGGCACCGGCACGGCGACGCCGGCCGCGCTCAATTTCAAGTCGCCGGTTGTCGTCGGCAGCGGAACGACGGCGCAAACGCAAACGCTGACGCTCAAGCTGCAGGCGGGCAACGTTATCATGCCGAACTTGCCGTCATCCGATCCGCACATTGCCGGCGCGTTGTGGAGCAATTCGGGCGTGCTCACGGTGTCGGCGGGCTGACATGGCTGCCGCAAGCTACGACGAAGCCTTGCGCCTGCTGCTGGCGCACGAGGGCGGCTACACCGACGATGCTGCCGATCCCGGCGGCCCGACCAATTTCGGCATCACCATCGCCGACTATCGCGCCTACGTTAATCCCAAGGCGACGGCGGCCGATGTCAAGGCGATGCCGGTCGGGGACGCAAAAGCGATCTACCGGTCGCGCTATTGGGACGCGCAGCGCTGCGACGATCTGCCGGCGGGCGTTGATTATGCGGTGTTCGATTACGGCGTGAATTCCGGCATCGGGCGGAGCGGCCGCGTGCTGCGCCGTGAGCTTGGTCTCGCCGCCGACAGCGGCGCGATTGGTGACGCGGTGATCGTTGCCGCGCGCAAGGCGGACGCGCGCGCGTTGATCGGTACCATATGCGACGAGCGCCTGCGCTTTTTGCAATCGCTGAAGACGTGGGCCGTGTTCGGTAAAGGTTGGACGCGGCGCGTTGCGGAGGTGAGGGCGGCCGCGCTCGACATGGCGGTGGTCGATCCCGCGCCTCCGGTTCCGGCAGCACGGCCGTCCGGTTTGGCCGCGGCACTTCTTCTCGCAATTCAAGCGATGTTCAGGAGACGATAACGATGTGGAGCAAGATCAAAGTCTGGTTTCGGCATTCCCTCACCATCCTCTGGGCGCGCCTCGTCGCGCTGGGCGGCCTTCTGCTCGGGACGGTGCAGGCGCTGTCGGCCGACCGTTCGGTCAACGACGCAATCCACGCGGCGCTGCAGCCGAAATTCATTCCCTATTACGTGATTGCCATCGGCCTCGTCACCGAGCTTGCGCGACGGCGCACCGCGGCGAAGAGCTGATCGATGCTCGCCACCATTCTGAGCTGGCTCGGCAATTTGCTGGGCGGGCCGTTCGCGAAGGCTGCAGTTGAGGCCTATCAGGCCAAGCT